TACCACGCCAATATCGCCGCGCATGGCAAAGGCTTTGTCCGTCTCTTTAAAATGCTTGGCAAAAAGCTCCCCAACATTTTCACACCCCGCTTTTCGTAAAATCCGCCCCGCGCCGGTCTTGGTCTTATAGCCACGATATTGCCCTAGCGCATCCTCACCCAATACAGCTTCAACAGCATCTGCCGCCAAAATAAAGCAATCGGAAACACCATATTGAAAAGGTAAACCCCCGTGCTTTTCAAGGGTAGCCGCCAAGTCAACCGCCCAGCCCCCTACCCTGTTCCATTTTTGGTTTTTCATGGCTTTATCCCTTAAAATATTCCTAAGAATTTCTTTCTCTTCTTCGGCTTGCCAGCGTTGGCATTGGGATCCTGCCCCCACGGGATCACCTCCTTACCCGCACTCTCGACAAAAGAATAAAAATCGTCATTCGCATCAATTAAATGCTGGTCATTCATGGAGCGCATACGGTAATTCTCGCGGGAATTATCCAAAGCACGGCTTTCACAATGGGCAATAAGCTTAGCGTCCTCGCCTTGTGTGTATTCAATCACATCAATAAACCCGCGATAAAGCGGCTCGACAAATAAAAGTGCTGAAGTTTCAGGGTGAAAGAAGATTTGGCTAATGGTCACAGGGCGTTGATGCCACACCTCATTCTCCATTGTCGCCAAAACTTGCGGCGTTAAACCATCATTGGGACTTGCCGCTAACTCAATCGTTAAACCTTGCGCCATCATCCCCAATTGGCCTTCAATGGAAGAAACAGATAAAATACCACCAGGGCGATAGGTCAGGCCACCATAAGTTAAATCTTCGCGCCCCGTCCAAAAACCATAAACGCCGGTTCCCAAATCAAAACGCATCATCTCCGCCAGTTTTAACGTTCCCTTATCCAACAAATCCAATATGGCTGGTGAAAGCGTTCTCATGCCCGAACCTCCACAAATTTAAAGGATACTGTCTTATTGTCATGCCTCCATGGCGCGTAAGCGTCCCATATCGGGCGCATGATAAGCGTGGCACGGTCAAAATGAACAACCGCCCCCGCCGTAAAAGAAGCAGCAAGTGGCGGCTCTATCTCAATTATAGGCGCTCCCCCCAAAGCAAAGCTTTTTGTCACCCGTCCTAAATGATACCTCCCCTCTTGGCTGATGGTAACAAAATCACCCACGGACAAAATAAGACCACTTGCTAAGCCGCCCATTTGAAAGCGTGATTTGGTAACAGAAGAGATATTGACAATAAGCCCCGTTTGCGTCTCCGCCCCACGGTTTTTAATATGCGCCCGCGGGGTACAATAATGGGGAGCTTTCACCTCAACCGGTATCAAGCCGCCGCGTAAAGATTGAAACCACGCATCGACCATAGCTCCATCAGAATAATTGAGCGGCGCAGTTGTTAAGCTCAACTGCCAAACGGGGTCGCCATATTCCACAACATTCGTCAATCCACCATGGGTTCTTGAGCTTGAGATAAACCTCGTTAATTCTAAATGACTTTGCGCATAACGCAGGATTGGCAATGTCTTATAATCGGCCATTACATCATTCCTCGTATTTTCGCCTCTTGGACATTGCGTACCACACGGCTATCTGATTGCTTGACCGCTTGATTGATAATAAGAGGTGTTGCCCGCTCAATGCCATTTTGGGTAATCTCACTCACTTTCACATCAAAGAAAGGAGAAGGCGTTACATCAACCCGCAAAGCCCGCTCTCGCTTATCCTTTAAGCCTTGCAACTCGCGCGCAGAAGGCAAGGAAGGCATGGATATTTTACCCACAAGACCGCCGTCAGCTCTAAATTGCAGTCCTTGTGCATTAATCTGCTCCAACAAGGCGCGGTGTTTCTTGGTGGCCGCTGCATTAACCACAAACTCACCATTCGAGAGCATGGTCGGAATGCTATCAGAACGCGAGGTCCCCTTGCCTGTAATATGCCCATTGGGATAACGCCTGACCTCGCCACCATCGGCACGAAAAAGTCCACCAAACAAACCGCCTCCGCCACCACCACCAAAACCTTGAAACAACCCGTCAAACAAGGCATTTAAGCCGCTATCAAGCAGTTTATTGCCAATCTTCGATATAGCGTTGCCCAAAGCCTCCGTGGCTGATTTGCCAGCTATCAAATCATTGATAAAGCCGCTCATTACATCCTTGGCTGTCTGCTGCACATCTTGCAGTTTTTGCCGCAACCTATCTTGCGTTTCATTCAGCTTTTCGCCCTCAACCTTCGCAAAAGCATAAGCTTCGGCCACTTCTGCAATCGCTTGTTTCACGCCCTCCTTTTCTGCCACGCCGGATTTGATGGCCGCATTAAGCAGCTCTTGCTCAATCCTTGCTTTTGTTAAAGCAAACCCATAATCATTGATAAATGGGTTTAAAGTCGATTGAATGGCCGTCTCGTTCCTTAACGCCTCCGTGCGCTCCTGCAATTGCTTGGTTATGCGCTCAAAATCATTATCCCGTCTACCCCTGCCGCTCTTCCCCTCTTTTGAACGCCTTTTATCTGCTTCAAGCCTCGCTTTGGCTAGATTTTCAAATTCTCCTTCAGGAATGAATTTCGCCTTCCCTGCTCCGGCTTCTTTCTCAAAATCACTCTTTTCTTGCGAAATCGCGCGCCTTAACTCCAACTCTTCACGCGTCAGGGCGTTTATCTCCTCTTGGCCTTTCGCGTAATTCTCAAATAGCTTTTGCTGGGTAAGCCACTCTTGAGTAATCTCCTCCATCGCCGTTAGCCGTGCTTTTTTTAACTCTTCCGCCCTTTCAGCATTTTCCCCCATTGCCTTTGTCAAATCTGTGAGGGCATCAAGCGCACTAAAAATATCAAATCTCAAATTTTGGAATATTCCCGCCAATTCTGGCATGCTTTTTAACGCCGCTTTCAATTCTTCAGCACTCTTTTCGCCTGCTTCAAACTGCTTGGTTATTTTATAAATCTCCGCCTCAATCTCCACACCCATCCCGTGGACGGCCATTCTTAACGCTTCTCCTATATCCTTAGCCGATTTTTGCGCTTCTTCCAGATAAAGCGACTTTCCTAAAGATTGCGCGTAAGTTTCAGTCGCTATGATCTGATCACAAAGCTTGATGAGGTTAACAATGAATTCGGCAACCTCCCTGCTCACACCTTCCACCTTCAGCAGTTCTTCAAGCATCCCTTTGGTGTGTTTTGCTGCTGAAGGAACTATCTGCACGGTGCCTGCCAGTTTTAAGGCATAATCAGCCGTCTTGGCATTCACATCGCCAAAAGCATCTGCATAGCCTTTCAACCCATCTATTACATCTTCAATCTTACCATCACCAATACCAAATAACCCGCCAATCTTGGTCATTCGCTCCATTTCTTCACGCAATTCTTGCAATTTGCGCAAACGCCCCGCCTCGCTAAATTTATCATAGCTATCGGCCAAACTGTCTACCGCTTCTTCTGCCTCCCTAGCAATCAGCCCTACCTTGACAAATTCTTCACTCAGTCTTGCTGATGCTGCCTCTGCTTTCGCTGCATTATTGGCATAATGAAGATAGGCCAGAGCGATACCACCCGCCGCTAAGCCCGCTATCCCGCCGAGAATGGTGCCAGCCGACATCACCGCCCCAATCCCCGCGCTTAAAGTCTGCGCTTGCCTCATCGCCTTTATCAAGGCACTAATAGCAACACCTGCATCCAATGCCTTTTTTATAAGCGGCGCAATGGAGCGGCCTATTAAACTGCTGGCAATCAGCGATGCTACCATCAAAGCCGTATCGCCAAGCACGTTAAAATTACGCGCGATAATCTCAAGCCCTTTGGCTAAAGTGCCAGATATGGCCGTCGCTTGGTCAGCCGATCCCACATAGTTCAACAAAGCGTTTTTAATCAGCGTGAAGCCGTCGCCAATGGTGCTATCCATCCTATCAAGTTCTTTGCCCAATTTACCCAACTGGCTGGTGATGCCAAACATTTCCTTAGTGGTTATCTTGCCCTCTGCGCCAAGCTGGCGCAATTGATTGACACTAACCCCCATGCTTTCAGCCAGAGCCTCCGCCACCCGCCCGCCTTGCTCAATCACCGTATTGAGGTTCTGCCCCGATAATTTGCCGCCAGCCATCGCCTTTGACAAAGCATTCATCACCGCCTTCGCCCTATCCCCTTTGGCACCAGAGATAACAAGCGCATTATTTAAGGCTTCTGTATAATCAAGCTGCTGTTGTGTATTATAGCCAAGCTCCTTTAACGCCGTGGAATTTGAGATAAAGGCTTCAACGGTCGTCTCAAGACTAGAATAGCTGCGATTGGCAACTTGGCCTAACCGCTCCATGGCATCCGCGCCTGCATGAACCGAGCCGGTGGCTAGCGTTAATCTGGCATTTAAGTCACTCCATTGGTCGGCCATATTAGCCAACTCACGCATGCCCAAAGCCGCGCCAATTGCGCCAAATGCTGCCGCTGCCCGCCGACCCATGTTCTTAAAATGATTATCAATCCGCTTGTCTGCCTCACGTACGCGCTTTTCCATCGCCCGCATGGCTTTATTCGTCATGCCTTGCGCTTTTTTTAGCTCGCTCTCAAAATGCTTGAGATCCGCGCTCATTTGCAGTACAAGCGCGCCTACATCAATACCTGCTGCCATGATTTTATTCCCTCAACTCAAGGCCAACACTTGCGCTGCCATTACGGTGTATTCTTCCCTGTCCAGACGCTTATTATCATCGGAAGAATTGGCCTCTATATAGCCTTGCACACAAGCCATATATTGCCACACCGACATCTGGTCGATTTCTTGCGGTGTAAAGCCCATCACAACACCGGCCTTGTAGATCTCGCTAAATCTGATTTTGCCTCTTTCAAGCGGCGAGAGACCGTCTTCTTTTCCCCCGCCGCCGGACGCTTTTTTGGCTTGTCTTCCTCCTCCTCCGGCGCGCCAATTAAAGCCGCCGACAACACCACTTGCGCGAGTATAAGGTTTTCAAACGGCGGTCGCTCTTCAACCCAATCACGTACCAGCTTTAACGCTTTTGTCGGCTCTAACCCGCCGCCTATAAGCCCAAGGCGTATCGTCTCGCGGATATCCTCTATTTTGAACGTTTTATTGCTAAGCCGCTCTAAAACAACAACCGGACCACAATCACACGCTTCTTGCAGCTTCTGCAACTCACCCCAACCTAAACGGAAGGGGTAAGTCGCATCACCAAAATCAAGCGCAATTTGACCATTTCTATTTTGCATGAGATTGCTCCCTTATATATCCTCGGATACATGCGTGATTTCGCCACTTGATTGCATCGAAACATTAAGAGAAACCGTCTCGCCACGAGACCCCGAAACTTCAATGCTTTCTAATTGCATTTCTCCTGTGTAAGTGTGCTTCTTATTGGGGAATAAAAGTTCAACCTTGACCTTCACAGGCAATGCCGTTTTGAACGTGCTCATCCACACGTCAATATTACTTGAAGCAAGAACACCTTCTCCACTAATTGACATGCTTAAAGAGGTCACATCGCGTTCAAACCAGCCAGGCGCATTAGGGTTATCGCAATCAGGCAGGAGCGTTTCATTTAAACTTCTTGAGAAGGATAAAGAACGCGAGGTAAAACCGCAAGGCGCGGTATAGACGATGGGATTAGAGTTATCGCCAAGATAAACAAATACCTGCCCACCTTTTAGAACATTTTGTATGACTGCCATGGAAATTCTCCTTTGTCTGGCGTTAAAATTAAAAAGATTAAGTTTGGGCGTTAAAGCCGCTCAATGGTGGCCTCAAACATTAAGACACCATGTTTTGTTTTCCCGTCAGGGTCGTAAAGTTCATGGGTTTGTTTATGGATGAGATAAACAACAGCATGGGTTTCAAGCGGCAAATCCACATCTTGCAAGGACGAGCGTACCGCTTCTGCTATCTCGCGCAACTCAACCATGCCGGCCGCACGTGACCACACATCAAGCTGAATGGTTATTTCTGCCAAATCAAGGCAATCTGCAAGAACGCTGCGATTTTCCATCACACCAAAAGAGACATAAGGAAAATCTGCCTCCTTCGGCACATGATCATAAATACGCCGCGCAATCAGGGCTGTTAGGTCGCTATCCGCTTTCAATCTTTGAATGATCGCTTTTTGCAACTGGTTGGTCGGTGATTTCATAACGGAAAAGCCATTTTGATTTGCTGACCATGCTTGTAAAAGGCAATCGAACAACGCGCCTCAAAATCACGATAATCAGAAGAGACCCGCGCGATCATCATCACGGCATCGCGCTGCTTCTCCAAAAGCTTTAGCCCGCCATCTTCCAGCCATTGATGCAGTTTTTCCGATTTCTTGCGTGTCTTGATCTCGTTGATAATTTCTGGAGGAAAGATAACCTCATAAATCCAGTCCATGGTTATCTTGCCAACAATAGCAGGTAAGGCGGTATGATGATTGCCATAGGAAAAGCCAAACAGGCGACAAATGGCCGAATAAAAATCACCATGGAACCGCCGCTGCCAATCGCTTGCCTTTTCGCGTATCAAACGAGAGAATAAATCTTGTAGTACATCAGGCGCACGATGATACTGATAGCCGGTCGCCTCATCAATTAAGGCCGTTTCGCCAACCTTACTTAAGGCTTTTTGTATCGCAAGGCAGGGCTCGATCAGATGACGGCGGTTCTTGCGTAATCTCCCCATAAGCGCGGACTGAATAATATCCGATGCTAAATCTGGCAAGATACCGGCTTCAACCCAAACAGCTGTGCCACCATGAGGCATAATTACTTCAAAACCGGAACCCGTTTTTTTTAAATATTTCAAAGAATTAGGGGATATTTCGGCGCAAAAGGTCTTAAAAGCCGGAATCGGAATATTATAGCGCAATCCAATAGCCGAACGCAGTGTTTTAAAGATATAACCCCGCCGCCCATCTTCCAACACGGCGCAATCATAGGCAATGTCGTTGCCAATGCGTACCGTGCCAAAATGCGTCACACGGGGGCGGTTCATCTTATGTTTTTGTTTTTTCATTGAATGTTCTCCATAAAAAAAACCGCCCTTGAAAGGCGGTTCATCTTTTTTGTATTTATCCGTTGACGGGTGTTTATCAACTTTTTGCCCCTGCCTTGACCGCCTGTTTTACCGCCTTATTGACATTGCGCTTGAGCTGTTTTTCATTACCCCGCCATACAGGATAAAAGAAAGGCTGCGCCTTCGTGTTAACCGTGCCAAATTCAACCCATCGGGCAATAGGTAGTTCACGCCCCAATTTACCCTTACGCCCGCCATGGCGCGTATAATCAGCATAAATAGTAATCACCATCTCGCCTGTGAGGGCGTTTTTTAACTCCCCTAAGACTATGTTTTCCTTATCCACCCGCCCCCATTGCCATTTTATTGATTTGCGCAAAGCACCCGTGTCAACCGGTGCTGCCGAGCGCATCTGCGCCACTATCTTGTCGGCCTCTTGCGCCATTTGCCTTTTGACCTCTTGCTTTATCGCCTTGGGAATTTGGTCGAGCCGCCTTTTGAATTTGGCCATCCCCATGATGCTTGATTTCTTCGCCATGGCGTTCACTCCTATTCGGGGTTGGGATTTTAACCGCCTTGCCAGCCTTTATCGCCTCTTCACCGCATATATGCGTCACACTATATGCCTCGCCCCCACGATATGACAAAATCACATTGTTCTTCGGCTTGTGATCATAATCTTCAAGAAAACGTACCCACATATCTTTTCCTTCCCTATATATGAGGCGAGACAAGGCGCAATTTGCCTTGCCCTTGACGTTCAGATGCGTAAAGCTTGGCCGTATGCAGCAAACCGTTCTTCAAACAGATATTCGCCTTGTCTGGGTCAAACAAACGTACGCTATAAGTGCCACATTCAGCGCGACCATTATCCTCAATCGCGCAACCCATCTCTGATAGACGATTGCCAAGCCATTGGGCGGCGTTTTTAAGACGTGGCAGGTTATTCATTCTCCAAATCTCGCCAGCAGTCTTGCCATATCGAATAAGTAAATGACGCTCTAGTAATTTTGCCTTGAGCATCGGCTCAATAAGAATAGGAACAAGACTTTCTATCTCTTGCTTGACCATATTGCCAATAATGGCTTTGTCATAGTCGGTGAGGGAAGTGGATTTGGTGGCAATCGCCTTTTCTAATTCCTGCCAACGATCAACAAGACGGCCAGTAAATTCTGGTGATAGCTGCGCAACGACAACAATACTATCACGCCGTCCTTGCTCTCCCGTAAAGATATATTCCTTAATTTTGCAGGGTAGACCTAAGTTGTTGATTTCTTCGGTTTCCACCAATGGTGGATCCCCTATTGCGCTGCGTTCTACAGCTCTTTCAATGGTGCGTTTGACACTGTCATGACGCGAATTAACCAGCTCGGCAATTTCACGGCTCGACATAGTCAGTTGATTATTGCCATTTGTTGCTACAATTGCATGCATCATTTTCTATTCTCCATAAAAAAACCGCCCTAAAAGGCGGCTCTTGTCTGCTTTATTGTTCACTGCAAATCATCCCACATCGCCGCCGCGTTCCAGCGAGAGGCGTAAAAACCCGCGATTATTCATATCCGGCACCACGGCGTGAATATCATACACATGACCTTTAAGCTTCTTGGTGGCAGGATCATAAGTAGAATGGCGCACATCACGACAACACCATTCAGTCGTTATCTCATCTGCTGCCTTTGACCTACGAATAGTCAAAAACGCCGGTTGCTTGCCGGTTAATCTGGCCGCAATCACCGCCTCACTACCCTCACGATAGGTTAAAGCCGCCCGTGTGCTAAAAATCTCTAACCACCTCCCAACATCTGTTCCCATGTCATTATCTACCTGCTCACGACACAAAAAGGCAAAATGCTCAATTAATCCGCCCGCTGCCATGTTCTTTACCTTCCCTGTTCGCGGCTTCACCGCTCACCGCCTCTTGCTTAAAATATTCTCCGTCTATAGGGCGTAATCAGCCGGTCAACAGCAAAAGGAAGACGGGTTAAATTGCGCCCTGTTACCGCCTCCCGATTTTCATACCAATGGGTTGCCAGTAACATAATTGCCACCTTGATAGGAGTAGGGACAGCGGCGGCATCTGCGCCGTATCCAGTGGTAAATGTCACTTTAATAGATTTATAATTATCCTCATCAAGTTGAGGAGCGTCAAAACCAGCCTTAAAACGTATGACCGCCCCCGTTGCCATCTCGACAAGTTCATAAAAAGCCGCGTCAAGCGTTTGTTCCAAGCCATCACCATCAAAATACTGAATTGTCGCTTGGTGCACATCGCCAAAGGGGAGGATAATACCACCCACCGGCCATTCATTCGCCCAAATCCGCCAATCTTGATTAATAATAGCACGGCCTAATATCCCATGATAACCGTCCAAATGCTCAACCGCCGATTGCAAATAGGTCATCAAAAGCGCGTTATCATCGGCAAAATCAACCCGCGCCGCCTGCTTTAACTCTTCCAAGCTTACAGGCAACACGGCGGGGGCTTTAACGAGAATAGGCTTCATTTTTTCTTCGCTTCTTGCTTTGTTTTTGGTGCGGGTTTAACCGCCCTTAACTCAAGTGCCGCTTGCACCAAGTCATCGGGACATTCATCGCCTATTTCAAATTCTTGAGGATAGGGATTGCCACCCGTTGCGCCTTTAAATGGCTTGATAAATTTCATGGAATTTTCTCCTATAAAAAGGCGGGGAGATAATCCCCGCCCATATTGCTAAATTCAAGCTGTTACACGATGATAGCGCAAAAATTCAGGATTCCACAAACCAGAACCGACACGGCGACGGACATAGAATAACACATAAGGTTTTTCTGTCAGATGATCGCGGATAATTTGTGTGCCTACACGATCAAAAATCCTGTAGCCTTGCGCCATATCGCCAAAAATAACCGGAATGACGTTGGCCGCCACATCCGGCATTCCGTCAAGCTCCCGCACACCATAACCCAATACTTGCGCCGGTTGACCTGCTTGAAAAGGAGGCTGCCACAAATAATTACCTTGCCCATCCTTCATCTTGCGCAAAGTCGCATGAGTGGTGCGGTTCATGTAAAGAGCCGAATTGCGGGTTAATCTCTGGGTTGGCAGCGAATAGATAAGGTCAATAAGACCGTCAGCCGTTAAGCTATTGGCATCGCCAGTCTTGGTTTCCTTAATAGCTCCGAGCGGGTGCTTAACCGCAGCACTAGCCTCATCTTGAGCTGTGTACTTTAAAATACCTTTTGGTTGTTTGTTTCCAGTGCCTTTAAGGAAAACTTCGCCTTCCTCTTGCGCAAAAGCAAGCTCAACCTCTCCTGCGACATAGGCCGCAATATCAATCTCACTGTCTTCTAACGTGTGCTGTGAAACGGGTACATTGGCATAAATTTCATTAAAACCATAGGCATAAGTCGAAAACTTTGAATTTTCTGTTTTTGGACGCGGATCCGTTTCGTCTACCCAATATGCCTTTGTACCATGCAAGTTAAATAGATGGGTAAAACCTTGTCCTTTAACTGTCTGGATGCTGGCATAACGGCGCATGGGTGAGGCAATTTCCAGCTTGTCGGTCATTTTTCTGTCCCATTCAACAGGAGCCGTAAAACCGCCATCTGGATTTGACCCGATTGTCATTGCTGCCATTACGCCGCCATGCTGATAAGCTTCCTTAACTTGGGTTTCACGCTCGCCACGAATGACCCATTCCTTAAAATCTTCCCGAAAAGCTTTCATCTCCGGCGTGTCACTATCATTTGACCCAGAGGGAGAGAAGTCTTTCAAAACAAGCTTTGCATTAAAGTTATCAATCTCCTTAATCACATCGCCGATAGTGGAATTCATGCGATCAACCTCTTCACGGCGCACGACATCTTCTAGACCTTCCTCCATTTTTGCCCGCATTTCTTCGACCGCACGTCCTACACTATCAATAAGAGCATTGATATTGCTGCTATCTACGCGAACGCCATTGTTGCCGCTGGATGCCAGCGGATTATTTAAAGTTTCCATGATATTTAATCCTAAATTAGATTTTTAACGTTGATAGGAGCTTTGAAAGCTCCGTGGCTATATCGACAGAGTCACTCATGTCGCTTCCAACAGCGTTTTGCGTGTTGGGCGAGATGGTAGCGTCCTGCGTACCATCTCTAAATTCACTTAATAAGTTACGTCTTTCACTCCTTGGCATCCCCGCCTTTGCTAACGCGGTATCCATTCGCCGCAATGCATTAAGGGCTTTTGCATCCTTACCATTATCTTGCGCTAAGATATCGGCGGGCAAAAAATCATCTGCCAAACCTTTATCAACCGCTTGGGTGCCATTAAACCATGTCTCGGCATCCATCCATGCAACCGCCTCTTCTTGGTCAACACCAGTTCTATCCGCATAAAGTCCGGCCATCGCTGTGTCAAACGGCTCCATCATCGCCGCCGCTTGCGTCATATCATGGCGATTGCCAACCGTTACAGCCCACGCATTATGTACCATCAAAAACGCCGCCTTGCCTATCAATACTTCATCACCTGCCATCGCGATAATGGAGGCAGCAGAAGCCGCCAAACCTAACACCCGAACCGTCACCTTAGAGGCATGCGCCCGCAATAGATTATAAATGGCAATGCCTTCAAAAAAATCACCACCAGGCGAATTAATGTCAACCGTAATATCTTTATTGCCAATAGAGCGCAAAGCCGCCTCAATCCGCTTGGCCGTCACCCCGCCGCCCGTCCAATAATTCTCGCCAATCTCATCCAAAATTGTAATCGTGTTACTCTCACTCTTGGCCGAGATAAGCCTATTGTTCCACCGCTCCATCGCCCGAATATTCGGTTCAATTGCTTGCCCCAATGCCTTAAGGCGACTGGCTTCAATCATTGGTAAATTCTTCAGGCTCATTCTCTTTTTCCTTACTCGTTAATGGGTTGGCCGCGATTGTCTTCTTCGGCAAATCCATCGTTTCACGCACTTCCTCATAATCCATCCATGGTTGATGGCCACCAGAACCTAACGCTTTGGCAAAAAATTCAGATTGGTCTTTCATGCTCCCACGCAAGAGCGCGCCCGCATTAAACTTGACCTCTAGCCGTTCGCGCTCATCCTCGCTCATGCAAGCCCGTTTAATCGCCTGCTCCCATGCTGCAAACCATGGGTTTAAGGCATAGCGAACAAAAATCTGGCCTAAAACATCAATACCAGACCCCCAACTGGTATCATCCAGCCCCAAAAAAGGGCGTGGTACGCCAAAGACGCGGCCAATCTCTTCAATCTGCAAGGCTCGCGCTTCCATCTGCTGGCTATCACGTGCGCTTGAGGTAAATTGCTTCGCCGACATCCCCTCTTCGGCAATCAGCCATTTACCTGCATTCGCTGTGCCGCGGTAATAAGCCTCCATCGAGGCTTTCAACCGGTCATAAGCTTCTTGACCTAGCTTCTCATTGTGGCTCAATATGCCACCTAACAGCATGCCATTCTTAAAAAACTGCAATTGCGACTTCTCAAGCTCTATCGCCAGCGCAATCGCCTTGGCCGCCGCCTTAACCATCGATTGCCCGCTCAAGCCATCCGCGCTATCAGCATAAATATGCAGCATATCCTGCGGCTTGACGATTTTCTTACCCCCCTCTTGCGCGTAATGATACTCAACCGTCCAATTCTTGCCCTGCTTGACCTCCACCTTATCCGGTTCTAACGGTATCAGCTTGATAATCCGCCCCATGGAGCGCACAACCAAAGCATAGGCATTGCCATGAACAAGGGCGTTGCGTTGCATCCATTGCCGGAAATTAAACGCCGTCTGCCACTCATTGGGCATAGCATGCAACAGTTTGAACAGCGGCTGCTCTTTCGCCTTTTCTTTCGTCTCGCTCTCAATCACATGCAAAGGCAACATCGCAATGGCGTAAGAAATCAGCGAGACACAGCGAAAAACCGTCGTATTCTCCATCGCTTGGGCAGGCGTAACCCGAGTGCCACCACCATCACCGCGCAATGCCTCGCCAAAACTTTGCGCCATTAGGGATAAACGCGGGGACTTATCACGCCGCAAAAAGTCAAAAATCGCCATCAAACCACCAATAGACCACGTGTTTCATAAACTGAATTGCCTTTCACTTTCGGCATTTTCATCATCATTGAAACCGCATCAAATAATGCCATCGCTGGGTCAATCTTATCGACACCCGCAGTTTGTTTTGTCGCCCGAATAGTCGTGGCCGTGCGCTCAATCTTTAAATTCCCAACACACCACGCCATCATCGACCCGCCTGCATGCCACAAAGTACCATTGGCCAGCTTACGCTCCGCTGTTTGGATCGCTGGCATCAGCCACCCACCTTGACCAATACCCATAAGACAACCATCATCTTGAACCACACCAATATCTGCCAGTGCTTCTATCATCTCACCTAACCCCGCTGGATCCACCGCCACATGCGCCAACTTGCCACGGGTTTTTATGTCAGCAATTATCTGGGTAATCGCGCTAATGTCGGCCAACTCATCATCAACAATCGTCAAATCACCTTCACGGGCAAAATCACGCAATCTAGGCGCAAGCTGTTTGTGCCGCTCCAATACACCTTCATGCGCCCATGCATGACACCATGAAAGCCAGCACGTCTTTTCTATCTCATCATCACCTTCAATAATCTTTGTTCGCTCTCGACCCAATACACAAAGCCCGAACAAATCATCCAAGCCACCGCCATCAATGCCAACAACAACCGCTTCCGATCGCTCAAGTAACGTGTCATAGCTCAAACTCTCATCCGTCTGCTTTTGCCAAAACTCCGCCCCCGCCCAACGGTTGGAACGCAAATTCTGCCCAATCTCAACATTCAAATGCTTGGCGTAAAATGTCCGCAAATCATATTCATTGCTGATGTCAGAAAGCTTGTTCGAAATCCACTTCTTGAAAACCGAACGCCCCATATTCGGGTTGGTCATATAAAAATTATCCGGCTCAAGATAACTCTCATCATCAATCATGCGCTTCGGAAACTCATATAAAACACCCAGCCGCGTTTTGTTTTTTATCTTCCCATCACGTAAATCACGATAAAAGTCCAATTTCTCCTTAAAAACACCAGCGGGCGGGTCATCCGATTGTGTGCTTAAATAAATCACAAAGCCTTCAGGGCGCGAAATCAACCCACCCGTTGCCTCTTGCAACATCGCCGCCGCTCTTGGTTTCTTGCCAAACTGCCATAACTCATCAATCAGTACAAAAGATGCTTTTTTACCCGCTACCGTGTCAGGTTCAGCCGCGACAACCTTTAATGTTGCGCCCGTCACAAGATGCGTAATCGTCTTGATATGCTCTTGAGCTTTTAAAATTTGCCCCAGCCTCTCATCACATCTAATCATATTGAAAGCCGGTTTGAAAGCGTTGTCCGCAATCTCTTTTGTCGGGGCTAAAATCAATAATTCCGCTGCCGGTCGGTCATTGAGCAATAAAGCCGTGACCATAATCCCCGCCGCAATCGTTGATTTGCCGTTCTTCTTGGAAATCAGCAGAAAAAATTCTTCAATCAATTGCTTGCCACGATCCGGATCATAAGCGCCAAAAATGGTCGCGACAAAATCAAATACCCACTCACCACATACATCGCCAAAAGTTACACCGATACCTACATCTGCCATCGGTAAATTTTTGAAAATCATCAAGGCCTTTTCAGCCTCATCAGGAAAAAGCGGCTTAACCGGTATAAGGCTCTTGCCCGCTACTATCCGCTTCTCCCAATCAGACAGTGAGGTATCCCATTCAAGCTCTTTTGCCATCAGCTATTATCCACGACCAGTTTCGGCTTGCCACGGCTTATCGAAAAAACATCATCCGCTTCCCTTGCAGCCTCTTCACGTTGCTCCTTCTTGCCCTGCTTCTTCTCTGATGCCTTTTCATGAATATACCCCGCCGCCGCTACCGCCATCTTATCCCGCCTTGCCTCATCTGCTTGGCTATCACGCATCACAGCCAGCATATAATCAAGCGGCAACATATCAGAACTGCCCATAACAGACGCGCCAGAACATGCGGGCATTTTACCACCAAGCTTTTTCTTGACTGGCCTTGAAGATTGCTTCGGCCTGCCAGAACCAACCCTTAAACCGCCCCTTGCCATGTGTTTTTTCTCTTTGATTTTATGTTTGATTTTTTATGCCATAACTTATTGATTTTATTCAATAAAACAGGTCTTTGATTTTTCTTTGATTTCTTTGATTTTTTTGCCTCTTAACCTATTGATTTTATTCAATAAAACAGGTCTTTGATTTTTTGATTATTAATCAAACAGAAAATAAAAAATCTCTGCTCGGAAGGGAATGCAGGTCTAAGATTTTGATAGTTTTAAACTTTTCACCCCCCCCTCCCCTCTCATTTACGCCGTTCCATCCTCTTCTTGGTCGTATCATGGCACTGCTTACACAAGCATTGCAGATTGCCTTTATCCCAAAACAGCTCCTCATTGCCCTTATGCGGTATGATATGATCAGCGACAAGCTTAGCTGTTTGTCCTTCAAGCTTGCCACACATCGCACAAGTAAAGCGCGCTTCCTCTAACACCTTCCATCGCAAGCGTTGCCATCTGGCCGTCTTATAAAGCTTGCGCCATGGTGCATCGCGGTCGCGTTGTCTTGAGCGTTCACGCTCATCACATATCACAGCCACCATCTGCGGCCTAACCACCTTCAGGGTCGGCTTAAGCATACGCAATCGTGCCATGAAAAGATAACCTAGAAAACTGGTTGCAGAGGCCGGACTTGCACCGGCGATCTTTTGGGTATGAGCCAAACGAGATAACTACTTCTCCACTCTGCTATATGAAACCACATAACAAAAAAGCCGCTGGCAACACCAACGGCTTTAAAACAACACTGCCTAGCGTTAGACGCAATTCGACAGCTAGCACGGGTGTCATTTATTCATTTATGACATGCATTTGTCAATAAAAAAATGATGACAAAGTAAATTTAATGCAACCCTCAATGTGCCGACCATATGGGGTAATGCCACATCATCTACGACAAGGTACTGTAGAGCGGCGACAAGGTTATCGCTGCGATTGAAGAACTGCGCCTCGGACACTGCCTCCATCATCGCCTCATAACGGACAATGTCGCGCTTGGTGGCCTCCGCATAGCCCACATCATCCAAAACACCACCACTTTCTTCATGAATAGCTGCGGGCGATCCGATAGCCCATAAATAACGGTTCCTGACTTCCAAGAACTTTAACGCCGCTTCATATTGCGTGTCTGATATACCGCCCGCGCCTTCTTCTATCCCCAATATTGCCAAACGCCCTATGTAAGTTGCCAGCCTTGGATCACGTGCCTCGTTCACACTCACACCCATTTTACGCGCCCGCACTTTTAAGGCCAAATTGTCGGCTGGCTCCCTTATCCGCTTTGCTCGTGAAATGCGACCATTCGGTTCACGTGCCACGTTTTGAATAAATGGTCTCCCTCGGCTTATTTTTTTAAGTTTTAATTTCTGCGCTTTTGATACCATCAGCCAAACTCCATCAAGAGACACTTCATCCGTTCTTATAGCTCAAT